AGCCGCTGCTGCGTCAACAACCTCCTCCCCTTCTTCCCACAATCGGAAGGTAGTGTCGATATGCTCCATCCCCAATCTTCTATACATCCGCTCATTCAATGCTGCACGGAACAACTTCCTCACTGTGTCAGGATCGTTGTTGTCTAAGTTTTCGAAGATGGTTCTAATATCGTCCATCAAAATCCTCCGCTGTCGTCTGTGATAAGGCCTTGTTCTCGTTCGAGGGCAATCTGTTCGTCCATGTCCGCAATCTCTTTGTCCGTCATACGCAATACATTACGTTTGATATAGTCAAGAGAGAAGAACTTTCCGACGTACTCATTCACATCACGAAGGATGGACATACGCTCACTGATGATCTCATAATCCTTGAGTTCTGCAAAGTGGTTGTCACGACCGAATTCAAATTCAACATCATGTGAAATTCTATTCCACTCTTGGACAGTCATGATACCCTTTAGAATCAATTGTGATTTGAGAGCAGTACGGAACACATCACAAAACTTTGATCTCAATCTATCTATGAATTTCATAAACTTGACTTCATCCCGACCAATTTCGGTAGCACGACCGATTCCTGCGTTGATCTCACGATCAAGTCGGGTGGAAGGGACGTTGAGAGATTGATATAGTTTTCGTTGGAAGTACACAACGTCATCCATCTCACCAAGGTTCTGACCACCATCTAGGGTGGAGATTTCAGTACCCTTACCACCTTCTCGACGGGGAAGCCAGAAGTCTTCAAGCATAGACATATGCCGCTTGTCATCCCGGACTTCTCCGGTCTGTACGTCATAGACCAACTTGTTGCGATATCGGTTCATTAGACTGCGAACGTACTGTTCTGCCTTGGTCTTGGGTAGGTTGCCTACGTCAATATAGAAGATTCTACGCTCGGGCGCACGCGAGATGCGATAGATGACCACCGCATCTTCAATCATACGCAACTGGTTCAGGGGTTTGATTGCTTTATGCAGATACGAAATTACTCTCGATCCACTAGAATCAAATAGTCCTGATGTAGAATAGTTGATTGCATCCGGGGAGATCTTCAGACCAATTTGTTGGTTAGGATCCTCTCGGAAAATGTAGTACTCATCTGTCTCTTTGACGAGATCTACGTTGTCTACGTTCTTGTCTTTCTGGATCTCAACCACTTTCTTGATCTTAGTGGGATCGACGAATCGCATTTCAGTAAGACCCTTCTTAGGGTTCTTTTCGTCCACGATCATATGATAGTAGAGGCGTCCATCGATATACCACTTGCGGAAGATCTCTGGACCTCTTTGATGGAACTTGAGAAGTCTGAATATATGATCGAACTCTTCGTGCATTTTCTTCTTGATCGGATCGCTTAGGTTTACACGATCAAGAGCAAGTTCGATGCTCTTCTTGTCTTTCTCTACGACAATGGACTCATTGATGATGTCCTCAACAGCGGATTCGACCTCGGGATGTCCCGCCATCTCTCGGTACTTGCCAATGAACTCAATTTCTGTTTGTGCTTTAGTATCGAAGTCAATGAAGGAACCGTAGTAGCCTCCACCATCAATATAAACAGCACCGTCATCTTGGTCCGGTGGGACAAAGGAAACGGCTTGAGTGCTTGTATCTTGTTGAAGTGGGGACGGACCCTTCTTCTTTTTACCAATCTCGAATCCGAACAGTTCCAGTGCCATAATGTATCATCTCCTTGTCAGAGGCTTATTCACGAACCAATTCCGGGAACAGGAGCGATTCCCTTACCCGGATTCTCATCAGAAACGTCAGAACTAGTGAAGTAAGAGTACTGCATAGTTACGGTGAACTCTGCAAGTGCATCAGTGTCTTCCACACTTACTTCGATTGCTGCAACTTCGCTTGGCCAGCAATGGAAGAATTTGTAAGACTTGATTGGCTTTCCTTTACGATCAAGATGATCGATTTTCCAGTCGGGGAAGTGCTTGGCATTGAAGTCGTGTTCAGTTTGTGATACGTTTGCGACTGTTTTGTTTAGGTCTTCCATCCACTTCTCGAAAGCGTTTCGTAGTTTGAAATCGCCATCTGAAAGGAACGTGAGACTCCAATCGGCATACTCGCGTGTACCGGGGAGTTTGAGTGTTCGTCCTCGATACGGAACGGGGATGCTAGTCATGGATGACGCAGGAAGACTTGCAGCCTTACAGAGATAACCAACTGGTTCTGCTAACGTGGTAGGACCAATGTTTCCCTGAACTCGGAAGAGGAAGGGACGAACCCCACCCTTGGTGAGTTGGTTCTTGAAGTTGTTGATATTTAGAGACATATGTTCTCCTCTTTCTCTCTATTTAGTCGAGTTTACTCAGACCCCACCGATTTCACTGAAGTCAATTCCAGTTCTTGCAGCGATGAAGTTCAGGGTGATGAAGTTGATCGAACGTGTTGGCTTGATGAAGATATCAGCAATGAACTCGTTTCGGTCGATGACCTCACCCGTGTTGTTAGACTCGTCACACACAACCTTGAAGTCGATGATACCTCGTCGTGACTGTACGTCGCGGAGGAATGGTTCGATAAGGTTCTTGAATTGGGCGCGAGTGAATGCATCATTCTGCTCGAAGAGTTGGAACTTCGAGGCAGTTGCGATTGCTTTCTCAAGCACAATGAAGAGTCTTCGGACGTTGATGCGGTCGAATGCACTTGGCTTCGACTGCAATGTCTTGTCTCCGAACAGGCATGTACCTTCGCCGGGGAATGCCACGACTGGGTTGACCTGATCCTTATAGAGCGAATCTCTTTGGGTGAGAGTCGGGTTGAAGGACAACTTGATGACTCCTCGGACCTGACCACGGTTGAAACCTGCTGGACTGAACCAAGTCTCGGTTGCTTCGTCTGATCGCACTGCAATACCAGCGGTATCGGCACACAATGGTGTCCAAACATAGACATCGTTGTAGCGATCATACATATATTTCCAACCAGAGTCAAGGAAGGCATATGAACTTGCCTTATTGAGTTTGGTGTTTCGGAACTCAAGTACGTTTGATAGGCAAGTACTGCTTTCTATCGGATTTTCGTTTGCAACCACATCAGCCTTGTCTGGTGATAGGAACACAACACAGTCCTTACGAGCATCGGCAATGTCTATCAGTCCGATTGGGAGTCGTGTATCACCATCTTGATTATCACCACCAATTAGGAGGTTGACATCTACTGTTTCTGGGTCTGAGAAGATTGCATATCCTTGCGTGGATCCTGTTACTGGAATGTCGCCGCGGTCCAGAGAAGAAACACCACCAGAACCACCCGAAAGTGGCTTGTTGAAACCAGAAGTTGCACCATCAGAGTAATGAACTGCAAAGTTTCCGCTACTTATCGTAACGGTAGAACTCCACGCTGCACCACCAGTGACTGCATTGGTTACACCACTAACTGTGGGGTCTGCACCCCAATAAATATATTTGGATGAGTTGTTGATGATATCTTTGTAGTAGTTGGACTCGCCGTTATACTTCTTTGCATTGGCTGCCTTGGACACACCCTCGAATCGTTCGAGGACAGTACCCTTGACTCCACTGAAATCACCATCTTGGTCGATTACGAGAATGTTCACACCGTCATAACCAACAGTACTTCCTGTAGTATCTTCAAACCACTGAGTTGTGAAGGGCATTGAGAGATCAAATTGATCCGCATGTTCCCAATTGTTGTAATCCGTTGAACTCTGCACAACAGGTTGAATTCCTGCGTGGTGTTGCGCGGGGGTTGTGACACCCGCTACTGCTACGTTATCTCCGACGGCCCAACTAGTACCACTGAAACTGGCTATGGTATAGAGTGGTCCTGTGGATCCAGCGGCAATACTACCTGAGATGGTAGTAACTTCTGTTTGTGTCGCCCCGGCAGCGGCAATAACACCTATCCAAGAGAAGGAGGCTCCAGAGTCATTGAGAGAAGCACCGGCTGCGAGAGATAAACCACCAGAAAAAATACCAGCAGTAAGTCCTGCGGTCATTCCAACTATGTCTGACACACCAAGGAGGTAATTCCAAGTGATACCACCAAGAGTGCTATCACCACCACCGTCGTTCCATGCGACCTTCAGGGAGTCTCCCTTCGCGCCAGGATATCGAGCAATCCATTCTGGAGAGTACGTTCCGTCCTGATAGGCATCACTGTTCTTGATAAGAGTGCCGGTACCGGCTGTATCTGCATTTGCAGCAGTAGTCTCGACATATCGGTTGACCTTTAGGGTGCGACCATATCCGAGGA